GTGTAGCTATTTCAACTACAAAATTAGCAATTAAATAATCGATCGCTTTTCCATCAGGGTCGGTACTATCAGTTAGTCTAACATAAATAGTACTATATCCTAAAGCGTCGTTATCGCCCCAATTCCAATCGCCCGCAGTTAGAGAACCTAAAGCCGCCTTATCCATTTCCGTACCGTTTTGCAAAACGTGAAACGGTTCTTTTGTGTCAGGGTCTCCCCCCGCTGCTAGTTCAAGATAGTACTCACTCACGCCCGAACCTGAAGCAGTCCATTTATAGGCTGCGTTTCTAATACTAAGAGTCGCCCCACTCGCATCGTCACGTAAAACCTGGCCTCTATCTTTAAATACTCGCATATAAAGATTACCAAATTCTAAAATATAACTCTGGGTAACTGAATATTGAAAAGGTATTAATCGAGCCGTTACACTTGAATCTTTAACAGGGGCTATATACTTAGTCCCTCCACGATTAAAAACCGGACCATGAGAAAGAGGTATGCAATTAACCATACTCTTAACAGCCGATTTATATTTGCCTAGATCGGATCTAGCATATAAAGAAGGCGCCCACACACCCCCTGCAAAGTCTACTTGTTGTAGAGTAAATTCTGCCATTGATTAACTCCTTGCATTCACGAATGAGCTTGAATTAGATGGCTTCTTATATCCTTCGTTCGCATCCTTACTTTTAGCCTCGTCTATCATAACGTTATAGGCACTTAAAAGCGTGGCATATAATTTTAAATCATTTTTTAATCCTAAAGCTAACTCCGCGCCTAACCTTTGAGCAAAAGCATTTACAAAGGAAATAGGATAAATAGCGGGATTAGTTGATCGAGCGGTGTAAATCAATTCTGCGTCTTCTTTATCTGTGACTATAACCTGCTCGCTCTTACTGTCTGTTGTTCTTACCTCAAACTCTATTTTTCCCGTAGATACGTAAGTATCGGCGTCATAGTAAGATGGGAGATTGCCCGTATCATCGAAAATCTCTCTCGCCTTTACACAGTCGGTAGGGTAGGTGTACGCATAATCATAACCTGAATACGTTTCCGTTCTTAATGCTAAATCTTTGCTCCGTTTAGCAAAGCCCCAATCTTGATCGGATAGAGCTAAATCCCGCATAATATCATACTGCTCTTTACATTTCTTCGCCTCTTGAGAAGAGCCATTTATATCTGTTATAGCCCTCGCACTGACTCGGCTTAAAGCTATGTTACAAATGGATATTTGACTAGCTGACATATTTTACCCTCCTCATTAAACGATCCAAGGGCTTGCGCCCCTAGATGTTATATTACCCCTTTTCGCCGTCTATCTTATCGAGAAGCTCGATTGCTTTGGGTCTTAAAATATTGATTAATGGTAGTACAATAATGTCGTCCCACTTTGTACTCGACTTAATAACCGCAGCTTCGATAATTCTAAATCCCACTTTGACTACTGCTTTTGCTGCGTCTTCTGCAATGTCAAGTCCCTCATCTTTTAAAATCTTTTTTACTTCGTCTTTAAATTCCATGGTGTTCCTTATTGTAAAAATTCGTCAATTGTACTTTCAATTGACCCTCTTCTCTTCTTCTGCAACTCAGAAAAAGAAATAGGCTTGTTTAATGGTTTATTAACTTTCTTGTCTTCTTTCGTGTAAACTCTAAAATGACGAGGCATAACCTCGTCTTTAGTAAGGAGCAGGGTTTCCCCTGCGTCCCATTTACGATGTCTGAAATAACAAGCTTTTTCACAAATGCATTTCATGTAGACACCTTAAATTAATTGTTTACTTGCTCGTCTAAAATTACACCAGCATAGATTGTACCCGCGTTGTAAGTACCAATAATCGTATACATTAAACGAATATATCTTTCAACGCCTGTAATTGGCATACTTGGAATAGCGAATTTATAGCCCGCTATTAAATCAGCAGTCGCAATCGCCGCGGTAGTATACAAAGTAACAGGGGAGCCAAAGGCTTCGTCGCTATCAGTTTGTAGAGATACCGCAAGACTAGTACCCGTTACCAATGCTAAAGTAATTTGCACTAGAATTTTAAAAGCTTTTATGTTCGGGTTAGGTACTTTCGAACCGTCCGCCCCTAGGTCAATAATATTAGTTGACGCAGCAGTCGTGGTCGGCTCCTGATCATCACTAAATGTATTTTGCTTGTCTAAAATCATTTTGTTTTTCCTCTATTTTTTAATTAAAGATAAATTTAATTCCTTAATACTTTATCAAGTAACCCGCGCTTCGGTTTCAAGTAATGCTTCACATTCTCTTACTGGAATGCCTCTGAAAGTCATGATCTCTTCACCATGAATAGTCTTACCGTAACCTACTTCAGTATTACTGTTGTTAAGCGTTTGTAAATCTAGATAAGTACCTACCTGCTTATTAACATATAAATACTTTTGATTGTTAATGGATTTAGGAATTAAGTGAAGCGCTTTAATTATAAGCGTAATAAGATCCGATCCGGTAGACACGTCTTTGGTTAACAATGAGCTATCAATGTTACAAATTCTTACTACTGAACGCCAATCTTTTAACATCAATCCTGTCTTTGACTGATACCAAGATTTATATCCTAAATATTCGCCGCCGTCGGTATCTTCTATAAATACTGGGCCTTCGTTCCTAGTTTCCATACCCGCTTTAGAACCTTTAGGGAAAATACCTGATACCGTATTTGGACCCCATGCTATCAACCAGATAGAACAGTTATCAGAACCCGTACCCGTACCGTCAAGAATATTATCCGCATTCTCTGCTGATAAACTATCGTAACGAGGTGATAAACCCATAAACTTTTCGGGATCTGTTTCGGTATTACCATAAAATAAAGTCGTTGCCATTTCTTGAGCTAAAGCTTCAAGGAACGGAGTCGCTTCTGATAAAAGAAACTCGGCTTTATTACCTGCTAATTCTACCAAATCCTTGTCGTTTTTCGAAAGTGCCGCTAACATTCCAATCGCCTCTGTGACTTGCACAGTGCGGGATTTAGAAGGTTGGACGCCCCAATTTAATTTTCTCCAAGTCGAATCCGGTAAACCTGACCTTACTGTCGCAAGGTGGCCCGTCGGTAGATTACCCTCCAAAAAAGGCATATCTTTTAGAATTGGATTTGCTAGGTCTAAAATCTCAACGATCTTATCGATTTTACCGTCTGGGTCAACCCTTCGCGCCCAATCCAATAACGTCAATACTTTTGTTGCTAATGTACTCATTAGTTCACTCCTTATTAAATATTAATAAAACTTTACTCACTTGGGACTATGTTACCAAACATAACCTCTGCGGCAGATTTAGGCCCTGAAGACTTCTTACCGCCGTCTACAGTTTTGCCTTCGCCTGTCGCTATATCTATTCGAGCTAGCATTTTAATAATAGACGGATTATCACCAAAGCCTAATTTGTTGAGTACGTGGTTGAGAGATTTTTGATCTGCTTCGCTTCCGCCAAAAGACCTAAGCGTCCTTTTAGCTCTGGTAAGCGTTTCATTATGCTTCGAACCTCCGAACTCAGTATCAGACTTCAATCCCTCTCGCCATTTACTTCTAATCTCGCCCCATGCTTCAGATTGTTGCTTACCTGCTTCTTTTACCTGCGCCGCATCTCTGTCAACAAGCTTCTGTGCATTTTCTTGGTTTAAACCAAAAGCCTTGGCCTCTGCTTTGTATCCTTCCATTTGATCTTTAGTGAGTTTAGTTCCTTCAGGTAGATTAAAGTCTTCATACTTCTCAGGTACTTCGGATTTAGCCGGAGCTTTATCCTCGTCTGATAAAAGACTTTTCCCGTCTTCGGGTGCCTTGTCACTTGTACTACCGTCGGTCTTACTATCATCTGAAAGTAATGACTTACCTTCTTCAGCGCTAGTACCACCCTTAGTAGTATCTTGATCATTCTGCTCGCTCTTACCTTCGGGCGCTGTATCAGTGTTAGTTTTAACATCGCCTTCATTGTCTATTTCGTTACTCATCCTTTTTCTTTCTCCTTCTTAATTTTCTTATTTGGAACCATTAAATATCTTAGTTTATCGGGATCAACTTCCGCGATATCTGAAACATATTTTAATGCAAAATTTCGCATTCCTTCGTTATAAAACGTGGTGCTATTGCCTGTAAAAGTTGAGCTAAAAATGTGACCCCTTTCGAATAACCTTTGAAAGAATCTAACCCCTGCTTTCGTAGCTAATATATCTTTAAGATCACGTAATTCTTGCCTACGTTCTAGCTCTTGATCTGTTAGACTATCCTCTACCTGCTTAGCGTTCGCTGCATTATATGGTTTATCTTTAGCCATTACGCTCCTACTCCTAACAATTGATCTAATACACTATTTCCACCTGCATTCGTTTCACTTAAAAGCTTAGCACCCTGCGCGCCTTTAACTCCCGCTTCTATGTCTTCTCTTTGTTGGGCTTTAGCCTGCGCCGCTGCTCTTTGCTGCTGTACCCCTGCAACTTCTCTGTCGCTTCTTATAATAGCTGGAGGACAGTTAACGTCTCTAGCGTATTGATCGATAGCTTCATTAGCATCAAACTTATCGCCCGCAGTAGGAAACTTCTCAATCAAATGTCCTACAAAACCCGCAGTCTGTTCAATCGATGCTACGCCCGCTGCTCTTTGCGCCTGGGCTAATACAGAAATATATTTAACCTCAACTTCTTTACCTTGTAGTTCTAAAGGTTGAGGAGGTATCATCCCTAAATTATCTAGAATTAAATACGTTCTTTCAATCACTGGGCCTAGCATTTCGTATTGTAACCTTTGAAGTACTGGACCTAAGATAACCATTTTCTCTGAATGACGACGTCTAACTTCAGTAGCCGTCATTCTCTTATCTTCGGCTAAGATAGATAAAAATAAATCGTTAAAGAGTCCTTCCTTTATCCGCTCCTCAACACTTCTAATCTCAACCGATACGCCTCCCATGTCAGGGTTGACTTGATAAGCTGGCCTAAATCCTGCTCCCTGTGGTGAGTCGTCATATGTTACCCCACCAGCTATAATCGTAGCGTGTTTACCTTTTAAGTTAGCACCCGCTATCATAGGAGGATCAACTAATTTATCTAGAGCTTTTAATTTCTTCTCTTCCATTTTTTGAAGCATCTTGACATCGCCAAGTGTATCCATAGCTGGACTATTACCGTATGACTCTGTTCCAACGACTTCCCAGCGTGGAGCTACGAAAGGTCTATTACTATATCCTTCTTCACGTAAAAATTTATCTCTGTTGTCCTCGTCAAGTTCAAAATATATAGACTCGTAAGCTTTGCCTTTAATATCTTTACGCCCTTCTTCGAACTCGTCTCTCGGTTGAATACATTGAACGATTTCAAAGCGCGCATCCCCCTTATCGGTTTTCACTGAGTTTCTAACTGCTATCGAAATATTTTCATTCTCTTCGCCTTCTTCGCCTCCAAACTCTTCGACTATCTGTCTAGCAGTCAAGCTAAACTGTCGATATAAAGTGTCTGGTCTGTATTTAGAGTCTAGAGCTATATAATATTCTCCAACTGTCAGGGGGCGAACGCGAATACCTGTTTGAAAGTCTTCCTCAATAATCATTGCCGCCGTTCCGAAAGTTGACAACTCCGCATAACGACCGTGTATAGCACTATAAAAATTTGATTTCTGATAAACTCGAAGCATGATTTTAGTAACTTGATCAAGCCAAAGCCGGACCGCTTTTATTTCCATCAATTCTCTGTCTTGCACGTCTAAAGTAAACCATTGAAGTGAAGAGCTTGTTAATCCTGACATCATGCCCGCTGCTAAAGTACCTAAAGCCTTACCCGCAACGCCGTTTATGATTTTAGAATAATCAGGGTTGCCCGCTTTACTGCCCTCACGCTTTTCGCTTTGAAGATACATTGCTTTTCTGGGTACCATAAAATCAGCAATACTTGAAAGATGCTTTCGCCATCCATCCTTTTCATATTCGTCACTTAGCTCTTTGAACCTTTTACGATACTTGGTTGTTTTAAAGTCTTCGTTTCCCATAATTTAAAATCCTAGTAAACTTGGTTTAGATATCGTTGCCGGATCTACTAGCCCTAAAGGCCCAGTAACTAACGTGGACTGTCTACCTCTTCTGCTTCGTATACTTCTTCTTTGTACGTTTCTAGCTTCTCTCTGCACTTTGCCTTGTTCGGTTTCATTAGGCGCGGCTAGCTCATCGCCTTGCTCGTCAAAGCTTATATTTGGTGTATCTTGTAACCCTGGATCACTTGGATCTGCGGTTACTATTGCCTCATCGCCTGATAATATTTCAGAACTCAATACAGCTTGCGTACTTGCTGGAGCTTCGGGATCTACTAAATCCGTAAAGTCTTCGACCCCTGGAGGTACACCCGGTATATTTTCTCCGGGCTGTGTGGCTTTCGTTAATGCTTCGAACTCATCCGCAATAGTTTCAGGCTCTTCTAGAGGCTGGGGCTGTGCTGGAGGCACCTTACCTGTAAACATTTCCAGCGCAGTTTGAAGAGGAAGAGCTTCAAATGCTTGAGCTTGTTCAAGAGTTAGCGTTCCCCCTTCTTCAAACGTTTTTTGCCCTGGTGCTAAACCACCCGTATCGGCGGGGGCGCCAAATAAATCAGAAGGCATGTCAACATCAAAAGCTTGAGCCTGTTCAAGAGTTAAGAGCTTATCAGTAGGAGTCACTTTAGGCGCTTCCCCTGGTAGGTCTAAGTCAAGGCCCTTATCTAACGCTTTAGCTTGAGAGAGAGTTAAAAGATTATCAGGGATCTGAGGTGTGGGTTCAACAAAAACTTTGTCTCTATCGTCTACCCTACCTTTTCCCCCAATAACCCCCGCCGCAAAATCACCACCAAGAAACTCGGTTAGCGCAGTAGTGTCTAACGCTGGTGTCTTGACCTCGCCCATCTCAAAGAAGAAAGGACTCGGCTCGGGTGTAGTAACAACAGGAGCAGTAGGAAGCGCCTGACTAGCGCCAACCGTAGGAGCTACAGGAGGTACCGCCTCTACTTTCTTTTTAGGAGTAGCAATAAGATCAGGGATACTCGAAAGGTCAAACCCTCCAAAGAAAGAACCACCAAATCCTTTAAATCCACTAAAGCTTATTGGTAAAGGCATACCTCACCCCTCAATTATTAAAAAGTTCGTATTCTGTTTCTACTTTGTTGGGTTCGGCGTTATACCGATCCCTATATTCGTCGATCTCTTTAGGCTTTACTACTTCTCCTCCGAAAGTCAAGGCTAGCCCGTCCCCTAAATCTGGTGATGCAAGGCCCCGCTTTTTCATATCCTCTTTGCGCTCAAGCTGTATCTGGCCTTTAAGCGTCATATGATATTCAGGAGCGGTAAGATCCTCGTAGATATCTTGGTTATCTGGTATCGCAGCGCCCAATTTTAACCAATCTTTTATCGTCCCCCACATTTCTGCTCTTTTATTAAAATACTTGACATTGTTCAAAGGCTTACCACCGAAATAAACGGGAATCGGTGAACGCCCCAAAGCTCTTAATTGATCAATCACACCGTTACCCATACCTGCATCAACAAAGGTCGCGTGTGTTTTATGCTCGTCTTCGTATTGAGCAACAAAACCAGCGATGTCAATACTATCAATCTCTCTGCCTTCCCATAACAATTGAGCCGCTAAACCTTGGCGTAACCAAATACATGATCTATCGTCGCCATACCAAGCTACATCAACCCCAATTACTTTAGCCGCAAAGTTGTATTGATGCTCCTTAAGATGCTTACCCATAGCCGCATCTACTAAGTCGCCTGGAATTAATTGACATACAGCCGCTCTTGGAAATACGCCACGTACTCTAACCCTTACAAAGTCTGAGTCTTCTCCGTAATCCTCAACCCACTTAGCGAATAATTGTTTGTTAGTGCCTTCAACGTCTCTGGAATCTATATGTCCGTAGTCCCAACGATGCTTATATCTACCAAACGCTTGACGAAAAAAGCCTGTGTTTCGTGTTGGGTTCCCGAACATAAACATCATTGGCTCTCCGTCGGTCAAGCCCCCTTGAGCTACTTCATAAATCCTCTCAGGTATCGCCGATGCCTCATCAAAAATATAAAAAGGTGTAGACGATGCCGCATGTAAACCTGCAAAAGACTCGGAATTTTCTTCCTTACAAGTCAAAGCATCACAGCGCCACGTCTCAGGAGTATGAGTATTTACAATATTCATATTTCCTTTAGTAGCGTGATATTCAAAGAAACTTTTGGTAAGACTCATCTTATGCCATTTACCAAGTTCCGCCCATGTTTTAGTCTTAAGTTGATCGGAAGTGTTAGCGGTTACTACTCCCTTTGAATATGGTCGAGTATCTAAAATCCATTTTATCAACCAAGCTGTAAGCGCACTTTTACCGATACCGTGACCTGAAGAGCGAGTCATTTGAATTGGATCAACCGGATTAACCCCATCAAAGTCACGACTCTTAACGTTCTCACCTACCTTAATTAAAAAAGCTTTTTGCCAAGGTCTAGGCCCATGAAACCCTTTAAGCTGACCCTTACCCCAAGGAAACATATACATAACATAGCCTAACGGATCAGCGTAATATTTCGCTAAATCCTTCGCTAACATTTGTAATGCTTCCGTAGTAGCCATGATTAATCCTTAATTTAAAAAATCGTCTTCTTCCTCGTTACCTCTTCGCGCTGCAAGTATCATCTCCGCTAGGCTTCCATCTGCGCTGATATTTACATCTCTTTTATTGCTCCAATCCTTTGGCCTCTTATTCGTGAGGAAGTCCATGCATGACTTGCTATCTGGAGGATAATGTTTTGTAGTTTCAACAACCTCTACAGATTTATCAACTACTAAAACTTTCGCTTCTCTATGCGTATAACCAACGGCTCGTTGATATAACGCTTTCTCTACATTATCCGCTGCGGGCTTCCTCCAAGCGTTTAAGGCTTCTTTGAATCTAGGAAACCTATCAACCAAAGAGTAATAAGCGTCTAGAGGTAAATGAAAAAAATCAGAAATGAAAGTATCATCGTGACCTGTTTCGACAAGCCTTTTAACAAGATATAAATCAGGTAAAACGCCCTCTGGAAGCGTGTTGCCGTCCCGGTCTGAGAGATACTTACTAAACTCTTTATACTCTTTGCTTCTCTGCTTATCCCAATACTCTGCTGATTTCTCTCTCATCTTATTCCACTCCTTTTGAGTTTCTTCGTCTCTCTTCTTCTTAGCTAAGTAGTTAGTTTTAGCGCATCCTTGCAACTTTCTCTTTTTACCAAAGCTAAAGACATTGTCCTGTTTCATTTCCCTAAAACCTTCTTAGCCCCCTCTACTATGGCGTATATCATTCCACTTAGAAGGGTTGTTATTATAAAAATCTTTATCGCTAGGCTAATACGTTCGCTTTGCTTACGTTGTAGCGACATCCATTTGTGATTATCTCTTTGAATCTCGATACCTTTATCGAAACTGCCAGCGCCTAAATCCTTAGTCATTCCTACGAAGTGTCCTAATTCCTCTTTGATTGCTAGCCTTGTTGTGTCGTGAACCATTTTGCGTAAATCGTCGTGTATATTCTTGTATTCCTCTGCTGTCATGGGTTAACCCCGCTTTTTTGATTGATACTTCAATTTGACCGTCGATAACGATTGGCTTAGCGCCTTTAACGATAACGTCTATAATGATTCTTCCACATGATGTTATACATAAAATCAATATAACTGCAATCAAAATTGATGCTAGCGCTAACACCAAAGGCATTATTCTAAAATCCATAAAGTCTCTAAAGCCCATAATTCCCTCCATTTCCTCAAAGCCTATGTAGTTCTAAGCTAAAAGTAACTACACACTGCATTAGTTTATATTGTTATTGAGCTTTGCCTTCTCTAGTTCAACCAAATCCTCCCAATACAGCGCCAATGCTAGCGCAGAGAAGACATCTTTGGAAACACCGTAAATCGGTCCAGGGTGCGATTTATTGCCGAGGGCAGGCTCTTTTCCAAAACCACCCCTTGACGCGGTGGAGAAGCGATCTAAGATAGCTCTCCTGACATTCTTGTCCTTGGCCCGAGCGTTTCCGCAAAGTGAAGTAACGATAGTTTTTCGAGGAATCAAGGAAAAAGCATCCCCGCCCCAAGATTCTACGAACCTGCCAGACCAGAAGACGGTCATTAGCAAAGTATCGCCAATCAACATGCCATAGTTCTTCACCTGTTCAACAAGCATGAAGGGTACGAAGCTATGAAGCTTCTTGACTCGTTTTATCAAGACTTCGTTCTCGTCAATGCCGAAGGTTACCAAAGATTTATTCTCGATGTCGTAAACCACGTAAGCAGATTTTGAACTGCCAGGGTCAATTGCTAAAACTTTCATTTGATCAAATCCTTCCTTTTTATTTTTGCGCAAGCGCATTTTGCGCTAACTCGATTTGCGCTTGCGCTAACTTGCGCAAAATGCGCTTACGCATCCCTTCGTTGGGGGAACAAGTACAACGTCGTGTACCCTACGTAGTAGGGTCCCTAATTGTACCTGACAGACCATGCATGAACGTTGACTTTTGTGCACCCGGTCTTCTGAAAATGACGCAAACCAATTTGTACCCGAGGATCGCTCTCTATGACTGCGATCCATAGGTACAAAAATCGGCTGTACCTGACGTTTTTTTTTGTACCCGAGGATTTGCGCAAGTTAGCGGCATAGGGACAGCCTTGATTTGTACCTATCTGTACCTGACAATTATTATCCGCTAACTGTGCGCTAACTTGATAGCGCACCCAAAAACCAGATAGCGCAAAGGTATAACTCATTTAAAACCTCCCAAATCCACTAAACCACCCCAAATTTGACATCTTTTAACACTCTGCTTCTAGTATGATTACAGCCCATAAATTACTCCAAAATACATTATATTATGTTAAATATTTCTATCTTGATCCATATAATATAGTCAAATATAAATAATTTAAATAAATATAAAATTAATACTTGACATACGTAGAACAATGTAGTACAATGAGATTAACCTTTAAATAAAAACTTAGGAGATTAAGATTATGAGTTTAAAAAATAAAAAGCTTGACGGAGGATTCTTTTATAAAGGATTTTGGGTTGACACCAGTATGAGTTACAGCCCAGAAGGTCTTATAGTAGTTATGTTCCCTGATATTGAAAGATACTTTAGTTGTTTAGAAGATGTAAAAAGGGCCATTAATGATAAGCGCGCTAACAAGGCTATGTATAGACGGATAGGTAGAAATAATAAAAAGCACAATACCCTTTTTTAGAATTAAGCTAACCTTTAAACAAAAACTTAGGAGATTAAAAGATGAAATTAAGCAAACTAAGTAAAGGCGATAAAGTAGTTATCACTGATAATGACACATTTCTAATCATGGGCTTTGATAAAGTTTCAGGCGAAATACTATTTATAAACGATGAGAATTTCGCTTTTAGGTGTAATGAAACCGGAGCCATAGAAACATGTGATTTATTTGACGACGGCGATATTAAAAAGATGAATAGCTAAACTATAAAATAAAGGACTAACACCTATGAAACTCACACAGCCTACAGAAGACGACATATCTCAAGTTCTATCCCTCTACAAAAGAAGGGTATTTAATTTAGCCATTATATTTTTAATATCCGAGCATTGGCCGTCTAATAGCAGGGATTATATTTTAAATGAAATAAAAAAGTTTGAAGAGGAGAAATAGGTTATGAAAATGATAGAAGTTAAAGACATAGACAAATTTAACCCGTGCTACGATCTAAGAAGACATTTCAGTGATAAAAGAAAATGGTCATTAATAGATATCCTTAATGTTAAAGAATGCCCGGTTAAAGATAGGCTATGGGTAGTAGTGAGGTTTCTTGATGATAAGACGAAAAGGTTATTCGCTGTTTGGTGCGCGGAGGAAGCTTTAAAATTAGTTAAAAACCCAGATCCGAGAAGCGTTAACGCGTGTAAGGTAGCTAAAAAGTACGCTTTAGGTAAAGCTACAAAGGCGGAACTAGAAACCGCTCGCACTGCTGCTTATGATGCT